TGCATCCGCCTTATAAACATCCGTGATCTCTAGTGGGTTGGATCGAACTTGCTCTAGTAGACTTGTCTTTGTGACTGGCTGGCCTTGCTCTAATATTCCTTTAATACCTGTAAACTGCAATTCATCCTCGCCAACACCCCCAGGGAATTTTTTAAAACTACCTAGAGCTTGCTCTGGTGTCATTTTTTCCTGTGGCAACGCTTCAATGGCTGGCTCAAGCCTAGAACGATACGCAGATTTTGGGATTAAATCGGAGAGTGCTCCAAATAAAGCTTTGGCTACAGCCATTACTCAGATCCCTCTGGTAATTCAGACAATGCGCCAGCACCAATTGCTATAGGTGCAGCGGATTTTACAATAATGTTATCGTACACTGGATGTTTTTTGCCTCTTACTGAGATGTCACCTACTTTTTTACCTAATGTGACTTTGCCCTTTGTAGTTGGCCGTAGTCTAGGTTCTGTTTTCGAGTTAGCATACCTACTTAAATCAACTCCAGCAGGAAAATCTGCATTTATACTATAATGGTGCTTCCCTTTAGCCTCGACAGAAACTAATGGAAAATCACCAGATGGGTCAGGGTCAAATCCCTTTGGAACTTTATCCCACTTCCATCCTGCCTTCTTCTTAAATAGATTAGTCTTAACAAGAGTAGAGCCTTTTTCTGAAGGAGATCCTGTAGTGTCTACAAGTTCTTTAGAAATTAACATGCTTGGTTTACCATCTCCAGCTACAGAAATTCTAGCAGCCGCTGGCTGTTGAGCAGTCACATCTGTTAGGCCACTCTTGTTCATCTCAATATATCTACCGCCTTCAGTAAAATCAAAGTCGCTTAGAAAAGGCTTGTAGTCTTTATTCGTTTTGTCAAAAAACCTTTGAGGGGCTGGCATTATTGGTCTGTCTGGAACAATACCTTTAGGAGTTACTGCGACATCACCTAGTGCACCAGTTGCTGACAGCTTGCTATTCAAAGACTTTGTAAAGTCATAAATCTTTTTAGCAGATTGAGCAGTTTTTACTATGCCTTCAAACGCAAGCCCAATCCCTGCAACATCAGCAGCTTGGTAAGCTCTTCTTATTATTTCTGGATCGTTGGGGTCTGGCGATAACATTTCTAGTATCTCGCTATCAAGACCAAAATCTTTGTTGACTTGTTCTGAGATTGTTGGCGTTGCAGGATCTAAACTAACAGCACCGCTAATTGCTTCAGCAGTCAGAGCTGATCCTGCCCTTCCCATGAAAGGCAATGCGCGAAGAACTTTAAACGCTGGAATAAAAGCTGGGGCAAGTTTGCCAAACTCTTGAGCCACCTCAGAAACTATTGGGTTTGCACCTTCTGAGGCGGTTAAATTACTAGAGCTTTTCATTGCTCGCCTAAATTTTTCAATCTGGCCTTTGTCAACTAAACCACTCGCATAACCAATCTCTCCAACGCCAGATGCAACTCCACGGCCAAAGGCGCTTGGCAAGTCTCCAATTGTAGTAGCAACACTTTTAAGGTAATCAGACACAGTAAGTGGTTTATCAATTAAAATACCTGGTGGCCCCAAGGCCTGATTTTCAAAGTCTTGAGAAAGATAACCTTCTTTGGGCAGAGAATACACTTGTCCCAGTGCACCATAATCGCCTTTGAAATCGTCAGCCATTAAACTTCCCCTGCAGATAACTCTCGTGCAAGTATATTTAACGTCTCCTGAAAGCCTTTATCAAGTTCTTTTGCGGCCTTGGCAAACTTCTTTGGGCTGATGTCTTTTGTCGTTAGTCCCCTGCGCTCAAGAAAACTCTTGGCTGCCCGAATCTCTGCGTTTGCTACTTTTTTAATTGATGCTTTGGCCATTATTCACCATGCCTTACACGACCAATATCGTGCCTTTGTTTTTGGCCCAGGGGCATCGCAGTTGTGGCGAGCACGAAAGCTCTTGCGATTGGAGGTTTGAGCTTTTTTGATCTTCATGTTTGGATCACCGAATGTTACACGCTTTACACGGTCACCATCCATAACATAGACAACAGATTTCTTTTTGCCGTGGCTGGTTTCGCCCTTGGCAATGCGCCTTGGCTTGTTGAGTGAGACCTTACGGCCTTTGAATGTCGCCAACTTCATCCTCCTCAATAATCTGTTCGCCTGAGCAACAAGGCGAGATGTTTATTCCACACCTCACACACTGCTTGTGCCCATGAACTTCTACAATTTGTTGGGCAGATGAACAATATGGGCAGTGTATCTCTTCAAGCATTTAAAGTCATCACCCTTTTTTGGATTCTATGGTTTGTTGGACAGGCAAGCTAACTGGATGCTGGTAACAAGCCTCTGGGTTGCCTTGCCCTGCCTCTGTTAAGAATGTTGTGTTTGCTGGAACTTGTCCCATTGGGCAACGACAGATAGCAATGTTGTCAGGGCCAATCTTACAATTAAAGCTGAAACAGTTGCTGGCATTGAACCCTTGATTCAGACTCGCATCGCATTTTTGTACGACAGCTTCCATCTTTTCTGGCCGTTTGCTGAAGTTGCTTGCCTCTTGTGGGTAATATTTCTTTGGAGCAAATAAACTCCATACGTGTTTATCGTCTGTTGGATCACATGACCCTTGCATATTTCCCATAGTGGTGTCGGCAATGGACTGGCCGTCTATGATTGGGCATTTGCAGATAACTTCTGGGTATGTGTTGCCGTTGTTAGCGGCAATTGTCTTCCCTGTTGGCTGGCAAGTCGATGCAGCGCAGAGAGCATATTTGCCTTGGCACGTTGTTAGGTCTGCCTGTGCCGTTGAGCTAAAAACAACAAGGGCAATAACAACTAAGAGGAATCTAATAATCATTTGATTTTACCTTTTTGCAACTTTCTTGGCTCTGTCAGATAAATCTTTCATGTGAACTAAAAATTTGCTTGAAGCTGTGTGCGTCTTGCCAGACATCACCTTGCCTTTGGCATCTTTGTGAGTAGCACCCTTGTGCTCCTTACCGTCTTTAAAATAATGCTTCACACCTTTGGCCATTGCCTTATCCTTTTTTCTTCTTCTTCTTCTTCTTCTTCTTCTCAGAGGCTTCAATTTTTTTGAATACACCTTTGTCTGGCGCACCTTTGGCTCCCTTCTTACGCATTTTCTCACCAGAGCCAGCGGCTATTCGTTTCTTCTTTGCAGCGATATTTTCATATAATCCAGGGCGTTTTGCCATTTACTTCTTGCCTTTCTTTTTATAACCAGCAGCATAAATGGCTCGACCTTGACGTTCTGCAGCCTCTTTGGTCTTGTAAGTCTTTCCAGACTTGCCCCACTTATATCCACCTTTGACCTTTTGGACAGGCATTAGTATCTGTCTTCGACTTTCGGGCCACCGTGACCAAGCAAGTCATCCATCATTGACTTCATGTCACCGCCATCATGCATCTTGATAACTTTGACCTTCATGCCTTCGTCTTCGTGCATTTCCTCTTCTTCCTCTTCTTCCTCTTCTTCACCAATGCCATATTCCATTTGGTGACAGATCATAAGGAAGTTTACGAGCTGGTCATCAGAAAGCTCAACGCCTTCTGTGTCGTGGGCAAAGCCCATCTTCTCCATGAAAAGCTCTGCGTTGTCTTCCATGTTCTCTACATTAATTTCAGCCATTAGCGTTGTCCTCTCATCATTGCTATTTCTTGGTCAGTCATTGCACCTTGTTGTGGAGGGAGTGTGCCCATTGCATCCATGACACGTTGTGAACCAGTTTGAGGTGCACCGCCACCCATTCTTGAACGGATAGCTTCAATTTGTTGCTGAAGGTATTGAGCCTTGCCTTGCTCGCCTTGCATATTTTGAGGTGGTTGTTGCTGTTGGCGCATCTGCATTTCTTCAGGGGTTGTCGCTGCGCCTGATTCTTTAGAAGGAAGTGCCCCAAAGTTTTGAGGTTGGACTGGTTGCATCTGCATCATCTGCATCTCTTCAGGAGTCATTGCTGCTCCAGATTGTTGCATCATCTGCATTTGCATTTCTTCAGGAGTTGTCGCTGCTCCAGACTGTTGGCGCATTATCTCATTTATTGTCGCTAGTTCTTCTGGTGTGAAATCAGCCATCTTTCTGGATCTCCATTATTTGTTTTTGTCGTTCTAGTTCAAGGTCAGCCTGAAGCTTCTGGTTCTTTGACTGTAAGTCTGCCTGAACTTTTGCTGCAGCTATCTGCATATCATTCTTTGCCTTGGCTTTATCAATCTCAATACTTGTCTTTGCCTTGGCCTGAGTTGCTTGGATGTCTGCCTGAGTTCGAGCCTGTAAAGCTTCAGATTCCATCTTAGCTAACTGCTGTGCATATTGTAGTGGATTGTTATCGCCTTGGCCCTCTGGAATCAGGCCACGAATTTCTTGCATGATTGGTGCTTGCTGGACAACTTGTGCAGCTCGCTGGCTGATCGTTAAGTCTAGCTGTGGATCGATCTCTTCAAACTTGAACTTAGGATTTCTCAAGTCAGGAAGCTCTGGCAACCCAACTCCAATGCTTGCTTGCATACGACTGCGATATAACAGGGCAACGTGTTCAGCAATGTGAGCAATTAATGCTGGTTGCACAGCCTTCACCATTGGCGAACCGCCAAGTGACGGGTCAGCAAGAAACTGAGTGTGAACTGCAATGTGAGATTCGTGGTCTTGGTCTGAGAAAGCCTTGATCCCTCTGCCATACATAACGCCCATGTTCTCATCAATGGGGTCAAGCCTCACAGCCTCTTCAGGCTTTTCAAGGATCTCATCAATGTTGGGGACACGGATTGCCTCATACATTCTTTTGTAGGCTTCATACTTGTCGTGAAGTTCAGGAGCCGACTGCGCCATCTGAAGAATAGCTTGGGCCTGAGCAATACGTTGAGCTGTAGAGAAAATGTTTGGGTCACTGACTGGGACAACATCAATGCGCTTATCAAAGTCAGCAGCATTAATAGTTTGGCTTGCGCCTGTAACTGAGAATTCAAATGACTCAGGGAGGTTCTCTGCATTTAATTTAGCGAGGAGCTTGAACTCTTGGCCCTGAGCATAATGCAGACGCTTGTGAATTGCTGAGAATGATTTGCTTCCCTGTTCAATCAGGGCAACTGTCGATCCAACTGGTGCGTTGGGATTAACGTCACCAACATTCAAGTCTGCAGTCGATGCAAACCTCTGGCCAATCTCTGCCATGTATCCAAGCATCTGGAACAGAACACCAGATGGCTCTTTGAATGGCAGAGGCATGACAGCTTTCTTAACGTCATCGACTGTTGCATCTAGGTCAATAAATTCCCCTGGGCTGACATCAATCTCACCACCAGACACACGACCCTTCAGCTTAAAGCCACCCTGCATATTTGCAAACGCAGCAGAATCAAGCAGTGCGCGAAGAGCACCTGTCGATGCTTTGCCAAGGCCACCAATAATGTGATAGAGGCCAAAGCCATAGAACCCAAGACCAGGGAGGAATTTGTAACTGACAAACCAGTCGCGTCTTAGTTTCTTTTCATCGTTCTCTGACCAGTTACGACGAACACTAATTACTTTCTCAGAATCATAGTCAATCGTGATGACATAAGGAAGAGCAACTGTATTCTCGTTTTCGTCTTCATCATCTAAATTACTAGCACCATCAATGCCCTCAAAACTTTCGTAAACGTGCATCTCCAGCAAGTTCATTACTTCATCTTCAGCATCATCTCCATAGGCATCAACGCCTTCGATCTCAGCTGAGACATCAGCTGACAAGTCACTGCCGCCACCAGAATAATCGACAGGGATATACCAACCAGATTGTACATACCTATTATAATCGTTCTTTGGTATCCGTATAACTTGAGTGTATCGTGGAGAGGTGTAGAGGTCTTTGCTTTCGGGCGCGACAATAAAGTCTTCAGCCTTAACGAATTGCGAACACTGTCTATCTAGATTTGCATCCCACCAAACCTTCTTAAATGTCTGGCCAACTAATGGTAAGTGAAAGAGCATCTGATCTAAGTCAGGAAAGTATTCGGGCATCTCCTGAGTGATCTGGTAATTCATGTAGTCACGGACACGGCGAGCTTGATCTTCTGTCTCTTCGTCTGATTCGCCAATGATGGTTGTCTTTACTGGGCCACCAGCTGGATAAAGTTCAGCGATTGCACGAGCATTGAATTGAGTTGCAGCTTCTGCAATTAACGGATGAACAACAACACTCAGGCCACGAGAGGCACGAGCATCTTCAGCTTCATTCATACCGCCGTCTGGATCTAAAGTTTTTAGGCCACTCTTGTACCGCTCTTCCCACTCAGACCTTGCACTCTTGTCTGTGTTGAAGTTGCCAATTAATTGAGAGGCAATAGCATTCAGCTCTTTCTCATCAATGACTTCAGCTAAATTGGAATCGAATTCATTGTCTGGCTCATCAATTATATCAGAACTTGGATCTCCAATTAAAACCTCATCGTCACCAAACTGCTCAACCTCAAGGCTGTCGATGGGAGCGCCTTCAGCAAATGGAACATCAACAACAGGGACAGGAGATCTAGCCATACATACTTATCCTTCTTTTAGGTTCTTGTTCATCATCCTCATAATCTGCAGAATGAGTTACAAACCAGCCTTTTCGTAGCCTTAGCCAAGCTTGAGTGCAGGTATCAACTATATCATCATTATCACCTGCAGGGAATGCTGCACAAATGTCTATTAAGTTATTAGCCCATTTTTTATTTGCAGGAAAGTAAATTCTTCCGTCTTCGAGTAGAGCTGACGATGCATGGGCACGAGCTTCTTTGTCTCTGTCAGGCGAATACTCAAGCACAGGGATGCCAGCCATACGCAAATCTTGAAGCAAACTCTGGCCAGAGGCCTTCTTTTCAATCAATACCGCATCAGGTTCGTACTCATAATATGACTCTTGAGCTATACGGCGAAGCTCTGGGTAGGTGACACGGTCATACCACATATCCAATACTATAGCATTTATCTGTCCGTCTTTTCTAAACACTCCCCATGTGGTTCGCGCCGAATAAGAACTTTTTTCTTTTGTGCTAAAGGCTGTGTCCCATGACTGGATGACATATTCGATGTCTGGCAGAGCTTCCTTCTCCCAAGGAACCCACCACTCCGCTCTTAGAATTCCACCGCCCTTTGGCATTGGCCTCTGCTGCAGTTGGCCAGCTGATGCATAACTGCCAAGCGACTTCTCTAAGTTTGACAACGTACTATCATCTACTCTTTCTGGCCAGAGAAGCTCATCTTCTTCTGTTCTTGGATCCGTGAAATAAAGGCTCGACCTTACTGGTGTCGGATGTCCAACCTCATAACGAGCAGGAAGGCAGAGGTGATCCCAGTCCTCGTGTTCGTTTGCTAATATGTGCCCAGTCAAATCATTCTCGTGGACACGCTGCATAATAATAACGAATGCACCTGTCTTTGGATCGTTGAGGCGAGACTGCATTGCCTGATCCCACCACTCAAGAACTCCCTGTCTGACAGTTGACGAATCAGCTTCACGGACATTGTGCGGATCATCAATGACAATGATGTCTCCACCTTCACCAGTCAGCGCACCATCTACTGACGTTGCTATTCTCTGGCCAGTCTTGTCGTTTTCAAACCGTTGCTTCTGGTTCTGGTCACCAGTCAACTTAAACATCTCACCGAAGTGTTCTTTGTACCAAGGGCTTTCGACAAGCCTCCGACACTTAACCGAATCACGAATTGAAAGAGATGAGGCATAAGACGCAAACAGGAATTTCTTGGCAGGTTGCACAGTCCAAGTCCAAGCAGGAAGGGCAACGGCAACAGAGATTGACTTCATGTGTCGTGGTGGAATGTTAATGATCAGTCGTTTGATGTCACCTTCGACAACAGCTTGCAGGTGATCGCTGATTGCATCTATGTGCCAGTTGTCAACGAAGTTACTGGCAGGTTCAATTGTCGGCCAGCATCCCTTGGTAAATTCCTTCAGAGATCTCCTCATCTTCTCCGCTCTCACTTGACTCAATGACAGCGTGTTCAAGAACTCGTTCAATTGTGGTGAGGTCATTGTCATCTAATCTGGAGATATCCAGAACCTTTCTTGTTTCGATCTGAGCTGTGATTTCAACGGCCTTTAAATCTGGGATGCATTTAGCTAACAAAGTTTTTGCAGCCATGACCCGAAGCTCTGGGTCAGCAGAAATGTTGCCAGCCTTTGTTGCCAAGCCGTCAGGGTCTTTTGCATATACTGGGAAGATCTCTTTGCCTTGCATGACTGCAGCGAGGAAGCCGACAGGGTCAGCCTGTCCCATGATCCAGTTGATAGTTGCTGGGTGGTTCCACTTATATCTGCTAGTCCTTGCTGGCTTCTGGTGGACAGCTGGCTCAACACTTTTGAACCTACCATCCCAGCCCTTTGGCTCTTCTTTTGTTCTCAACATTGAATCAGGGTTGAACTTAGGCCCATTCTTAACTGGTCTCTTAACAACAACACCGTGGTCTTCTTTGACTGGGTGCTTGCGTGGACGGCCCTTTTTGGATTTCTCATCTGGTGTTTTCATAATGCCTCAACCTCAT